TAGAAAGATTAAGCATACTTCTGAAGATGGTGTTGAAACTTATGGACCAGAGACAGACGAAGCTACAAGACACATTAATATGACTATGCACTGGACTACTAATCCTAAAGATGATGTTGACCCTGCATTTGTATCGTTGGTTGCTGACTAATGGAGCAGAGGGTTGAACGCTTAGAGCAAACAACATCTAGACGACAAGGTAATTAACCTAAGTGAATACAAAGGTTTCCTGATATAGCAAAGGGGTAGCCCTACAATCTTTCGTTATTATAAATATAATATAATAATAGTGGAAGGTTTTATAAGTGGCGAGTATAAGTAATCTCTTTATAGATGCATCATCTAATTTTAGCACGACAGTAACAGTTACCGATACAGCGGGTGTAGCACTAGACCTTACTGGATATACTGCTCTTGCTCAAATAAGAAAATCATATTCATCTTCCCTAATTGAAACGATTACCAGTTCTTTCGCTGTCGATAGAACTACCGGTAACATCACCCTCTCCTTAACCGATACCCAAACCAAGACACTTGAGGTTGGTAGGTATCTCTATGATTTAGTTATAACAGATACGGGAAGTACAAAGACAAGAGTTATTGAAGGTCAAGTTATTGTTAATCCTGGGGTAACCAGAACATGAGTATAACAGCATCGGTAGGATCTTCTAACAGCTACACGGCTGAAATAAGCCCGGGCAATCCAATACAAGTAACGCGAGCAGTAGTGCCAGGCGCATCCAAGACTAGATTAGCCGAAATGAATGATTTTGATACAACTGATTTGGCAGATGGAGCCCTAATACAATATGACGCAAGCACAGAGAAATTTAAAACAACTAATACCATTGAGACGGATAGCGGTACGCTAAAGCTTAGTGGAGGAATATACTAAAGGAGAACTAGAATGAGTACTATTCTACAAATTAAACGCACCACGGGAGCCACGTATCCCTCCACATTAGAACAAGGTGAATTACTATATATTTACGACACTTCTGCAACAGATTCAGGTGTAGGTGGCAAAGGTAAAAGAGTTTATATTGGTGACCCAACTACTAATACTAACACACCACTTCTAATTGGAGGCCAATTCTTTACGGAGTTAATGGATCATGTACATGGTACCTTAACCGCTTCATCTGCACTCATTGCTGATTCAAATAAGAAATTAGATAACTTAAAAGTTGACAACCTTGACTTCAATGGTAATACCATTTCAAGTACCGATACTAATGGTAGTATTAATATTACTCCTGATGGCACCGGTTCTGTTGTATTAGATGGCTTAAGCCATCCGCAAGCAGATGGTACAGCAGGCCAATTCTTAACAACAGATGGTTCAGGTCAATTATCATTCGGTACGGTAACAAGCAGCTTTACAATTGCAGCTGATTCAGGCATTTCAGATACATTTAATACTGGAGAAACCCTAACATTTACTGGTGGGGAAGGTGTTGATACTACCGTAAGCAATAATGTTATTACTATCGCGACAGAAGATGCTACAAGCGCTAATAAAGGTGTTGCTTCATTTGACTCTAACGACTTCACGGTAACATCAGGTAATGTAGTTATTGCTGCTTTAGGTGTTGATACGGCTCAAATTGATACTAATGCCGTTACTACTGCTAAGATTACCGATGCTAATGTTACCAATGCTAAGTTAGCAAATTCAGCTATCACTATTAATAGTAATGCCACATCTTTAGGTGGTTCGGTTACATTAGATACAAGTGATTTTGCAGAAGTAACAAACTTATGGTTCACCGATGAAAGGGTTGATGATAGGGTAAATGCTTTAATCACTGATGGTGAAGGTATTACAACTACTTACGATGATGCATTAGGCACTTTAACTATCGACGGTGAAGATGCTTCTACATCTAATAAAGGTATTGCATCATTTAACTCTTCGTTCTTCTCTACAAGCTCCGGTGCTGTTTCTTTAGCAACAGGTTCAGTTACGGCAACAGAGATTGCACCTTCAGCGGTAACCTCTTCAGAGTTAGCTGCCAATGCAGTTACAACAGCTAAGATTACCGATGCTAATGTTACCAATGCTAAATTAGCTAACTCATCTGTTACCGTTGGTTCATCATCATTAAGCTTAGGGGGAACCTTAACAGATTTAGCGGGGCTAACATCTATTGTTGTTGATGATTTAACTATCGATACAGCTTCGATTACAACTACAGCTTCAAATACAGATATTGGTTTAAGCCCTCACGGAACAGGAACAGTTACGGTACCTTCCGGGTATGAGTCAAGAGCAGGGTTTACTGCTGATTCATTAGCAAACAAATCATATGTTGATGCAGTTGCAAATGGCCTTGATGTTAAGAAATCATGTAGGGTAGCTTCAACGAGTAACTTAAGTGCTACTTACAATAACGGGGCGGGAACATTAACTGCATCAGCAAATGGTGCAATTTCAATCGACGGTGTATCTCTAACAACTGATGATAGAGTAATTGTTAAAGATCAAACAGCACCTGCTCAAAACGGTTTCTACAAGGTTACAACAATTGGTTCAGGCTCGGCAGCGTACGTACTAACAAGAACTCCAGATGGAGATGAAGCTTCAGAATTAAATGGTGGTGCATTTACATTTGTTGAGGAAGGTTCTACCAACGCAGACAATGGTTATGTAGTTACAACTAACGGCACGGTAACACTTGGTACTACAAGTATTACAATTGAACAGTTCTCCGGGGCTGGTCAGATTTCAGCAGGTTCTGCATTAACCAAGACGGGCAATACAATTGATGTTGCAGTTGATGATTCTTCAATTGAAGTTTCAGCAGACGCCCTTCAAATTAAAGCTTTAGGTATTACCAATGCGATGTTAGCAGGCTCTATTGCAAATGCTAAGTTATCTAATTCAGCTATCACTATTAATAGTAATGCTACTTCTTTAGGGGGATCTGTTACCTTAGACACCGGAGACTTAGCAGAGAACGGTAACTTATGGTATACCGATGAAAGGGTTGACGATAGAGTTAACGCATTGTTTGTTGCAGGAGAAGGTGTTGACTTTACTTATAATGATGCATCTGGGTCGTTTACAGTTGATGCTGAATTAGCTACTAGTTCCAATAAAGGTGTAGCATCATTTAATTCATCTGACTTCACGGTAACTAGTGGTGCGGTAACAATAGCGACGGTTAATGGTGGTACGTACTAAGTCGTATGTCCACTATATTATTAAAAAGTAGTAGTACTGCTAGTTCTGTTCCGGGGTCGGGAGATCTATCCCACGGTGAATTGGCTATAAATACTGCTGACCAAAAACTATACTCTAAGGATTCTGGAGGTACTGTTTTTGAAGTAACATCGGGCTCAAGTGCGAATGAGATAGACGGTGGATCAGCTTCGACTACATATTACTCTTCAGATACTTCATTTGACGGCGGAAGTGCATAATGGCAGCAAAAATACAATTTAGAAGAGATACATCATCCAATTGGTCATCTGTTAATCCAACTTTAGCAGCTGGAGAGATGGGCTATGATACTACTAATGATATCTTAAAGATAGGAGATGGTTCTACAGCTTGGAATAGTTTAACATCTTCTAACACTTTTAAAAATTCTTCAGATACAGTTCTAAATGCCGATACAACGACAGTTGGTATGTCATTTGTTGTTGATGAAGATAACATGGCATCTAACCTTGCTACTAAAGTACCTACCCAACAATCTGTTAAAGCTTATGTTGATACACAAGTAGCAACAGTTCCTGTTGGTGATATTACTTCTGTAGTAGCTGGAACAGGTTTAACAGGCGGTGCAACAAGTGGTGCAGCAACAGTAAATGTTATAGGCGGTACAGGTATTACAGCAAACGCTGATGATATTGCTATTGACTCTACTGTTACTACACTTACAGGTACACAAACACTTACTAATAAAACATTAACTTCACCAGTATTAAATACTGGAGTGAGTGGTACAGCATTCCTTGATGAAGATAATATGGTAAGTAACTCTGCTACTAAGATTGCTTCTCAACAATCTATTAAGGCATATGTTGATACCCAAATAGCTACAAAGGATGCTTTAAGTGAATTGTCTGGAACTCTGGATGATATCACAGATGGCACTACCTATAAAAAGTATTCAGCAACAGAAAAAACTAAACTAGCTGGAATAGAAGCATCGGCCACAGCAGATCAGACCAATGCTGAAATCAAAACTGCTTATGAAGCTAATGCTGATACTAACGAATTCTCTGATGCTGAACAAACTAAATTAGCCGGAATAGAAGCCTCAGCTACTGCTGATCAGACCAATGCTGAAATAAGAACAGCTGTTGAAGCAGCGACAAATTCAAATGTATTTACTGATGCAGACCATACTAAATTAAATGCTATTGAAGCTGCAGCGGATGTAACAGATACAACTAACGTTGTTGCAGCCTTAACAGCAGGTACTAATATTGCTATCTCTGCGGGTGGTACAGTATCTTCAACAGATACAAATACAACTTACTCGGCAGGCACAGGTATTACATTAACAGGTACAACGTTTGCTGCAGGACCAATTGCTTTAACAACAGTACAGGTTGCAGCTAATCAAACAGCACAACTAGCCCTTACAGCACAAGAAGGTGATGTAGCTGTACGATCTGATGAAAAGAAATCATATATGCATAATGGTGGTTCAGCTGGTACAATGGCAGATTGGACAGAATTACAAACACCAACAGATTCAGTATTAAGTGTTAATGGTAATACAGGTGCAATTACAGCTGCTCAAATAGCTACAGCTGTAGAAGCTGCATCTGATTCAAATACCTTTACTGATGCTGACCATACCAAATTAAATGCAATAGAAGCTTCGGCAACCGCTGATCAAACAAATGCTGAAATTGTTGCTGCGGTAGAAGCAGGTACTGATTCAAATACTTTCACTGATGCAGACCATACTAAATTAAATGCTATTGAAGCATCTGCTACTGCTGACCAAACATCTGAAGAGATACAAGATATTGTAGGAGCGATGGTTGCGAGTAATACTGAAACAGGTATTACAGTAACTTACCAAGATGGAGATGGTACACTTGATTTTGCTGTAGCTAGTCAAACAGCTAATGATTTTACCAATGCACTTAAAACTAAATTAGATGCTATAGAAGCTTCGGCTGATGTAACTGATACTGCTAATGTTGTTTCGGCATTATCTGCTGGAACAGGAGTAGCTATATCTGGTGCGGGTGCAATTAGTGTTACTGCAGTAGCACTAACAACAGTACAAACTGCAGCAAACCAAACTGCTCATCTTGCTTTGACAGCTCAAGAGGGTGATATAGTTGTAAGGTCTGATGAAAATAAAACATACTGTCATAATGGCGGTACGGCTGGCACAATGGCAGACTATACATTACTAGCTACGCCAACAGATACAGTATTAAGCGTTAATGGTGATACCGGAGCTGTTACTGTTACACATGACGGTCTTTCTGATTTTGTTGCTAATGAACATATAGATTGGACATCAGATCAAGGATCTACAAATATTCACTCGGGTAATTACACTGATACAGATACTACATACACAGCCAGTACGGGTATTACTTTAGCTGGAACCACTTTTTCAGTAACAGCAAATACCTATGACCCAGCTGGAGAAGCTGTAGCATTAGCGATTGCACTAGGATAATATTATGGCTATACCAAATACAAGAAATACATTTAAAGAACATTGCTTAATGAGGTTAGGCAAGCCTGTTATTGATATTAATGTTGACCCTGATCAAGTTGAAGATAGAATCGACGAAGCTCTTCAATTCTTTAATCAATATCATTATGATGGTACAGAAAGAGTTTACCTTAAACACTTAATCACAGCTGCGGATGTAACCCGTGGTAAATCTAACGATACAGCAGTTACCGCTACCGACGTAGATGGATCAACAACTGCTGATTGGGTAGAACAAAAGAACTGGATACCGGTTCCTCAAAACATATCAGCTGTGGTAAAGGTATTCCCTATAACAGATTCTAATTTCTCTAATATATTTGATACAAAATATCAATTGAGATTAAACGATCTTTACAACTTCACCAATACATCTATTGTTCATTATCAAATGACTATGATGCATTTAGATTTCCTTGATCATATTCTTGTAGGGGAAACTCCTATTAGATTCAATCAACATCAAAATAGATTGTATCTAGATGCTGATTGGGGATCACACTTTACCGAAGGTGAGTATATTATTATCGAAGCATTTAGAAACTTAGATGAAAGCACGTACGTAGATGTATGGAATGATATACATTTAAAGAAGTATTGTACAGCTCTTATCAAGAAACAGTGGGGGGCTAACCTAATCAAATTCAATGGTATTACCATGCTCGGAGGTGTTACTCTTAACGGGGAACAGTTATTCAATGATGCAACTGATGAACTTAATAAGTTAGAAGAAGAAATTCAATTAGCATACGAACTCCCTCCCATGTTTGCTTTAGGATAAATATATGTGGA